CCACCATTTTTCCCCGGGGGTACTTTTAAGAGAATGTTTCCGGATTTTGGGAGGAGGATTAACTTCTAGAACAACTTACGAAAGAGAGAATCAGTGGAAGATCAAGACCACGACCATGATCACCGACAAAATTTCGAACCTCAACCAATGAGTCGTGATGAAATTGAGGCACAACATGCCGCACACGACATTTGGTTAGAAGCAATCATTGCCAAGTACACAAACCACGTCATAGACCACATAAAGAAAGTAGTAGACACAATCATGATGTCCCTCGATGAACTCACCGTAGCAGTATCGAATGATACTACAGTCACTCAATCAGTGATCACCCTCCTCAACGGCCTCTCGGCACAACTCGCAGAACTTATTGCTGCGGGAACTGTTGACCCGGCACAACTTCAGTCACTCGTTGATCAGCTCAACACCAACTCGGATACACTGTCCGCAGCGGTAACGGCAAATACTCCGGTAGAAGTTCCAGTGGAACCTCCGGTTGAGCCGCCCGTAGAGCCGCCCGTAGAGCCGACAGTCTGATACAACCACAGTAAAAGCTTTCCTGCGTTATCTAGTTTATAAATCTGTGGGGAAGTTAAATCAATCTAACAAGGAGATGTAAGATGACAGTTCATTGGCTAACCAACATGGCGGACGCCCTTAGAAGTGCACACGTTCTTGTGCACGAAGTCGACGGATGGAAGACGCGCAGTTTCCCAAACTGGCCTGGATTCAACCCAGGTGCACCTACTCACATCATGTGTCATCATACAGCAAGTAATCCTGGTAGCAATGGTGCACAAGATGTTGATTACATCATCAACCGTGCACCTTGGGGTGGGGTTATTTGTAATCTCTATCTAGATCGCTCAGGTACTTGGTGGGTAATTGCAGCTGGTCGTGCAGCCACTAATGGTGGAGGCCATGACTTCTGGGGTGGCGGAGTTCCAGATGACATGATGAATCATTATGCGATTGGTATTGAGGCAGCAAACAACGGCATCGGTGAAGCCTGGCCTGCCGTCCAGACAACTAGTTATGTTAATGGTGTAGCTGGATTGTGCAAAGCATATTCCATCACTCCATCTCGAGTTCGTGCTCACTCTGAATGGTCCAAGGGTCGTAAGATTGATCCAGCAGGTCCTTCACCGTGGGCAACTGGTAAGAACATGTGGAACATGGACAGTTTCCGCTCTAGCGTTGCTAAGGCTCTTGCTGGTATGGGCACGGTCACGCCTCCCGTTCCGAAGCCTCCCGCAACAACCAATGCAGTTCAAGCTCCGCATCCTACACTTAGGAAGTTTACTTCAAATGATGTAGCGGAAGTTAAGAAGTTTCAACAACAGTGCAACTTCTGGGGATGGCATGATGCTGCCGGTCGTACTCTACCAGTTGATGGTGACTACGGAAACCGTTCAGCAGAAGCCTGTGTTAACATGCAAGTTACACTTAAACAGTATGTTGATGGAGTGTATGGCCCTCAGACTGCAGCAGCCTTTCAGTCTTTCCTTAACGCGATGACACTTCTCGCTAAGTAATTAGAAAGAAGGTTTTATGAAATCTAGACTTAAAACAATCTCAGAAGACGATCACACCTATGAAGCGTTAATGTTTATTTGCCCAGGTTGTGCAACTGATGAAGCATCAGGACTTCACATGCTTCCAGTTAACTCTAGTGAGACAACTCAGCCATCTTGGGAATGGGATGGTAACTTGGAAGCACCAACACTTAACCCATCAATTCTTACAGGGAAAGGTAGTGAGGTTATTTGCCACTCTTTCCTCAAGGCTGGTGTGTTTGAATTCCTAACAGAATGTACCCATGAGTTTGCCGGACAATCTATTCCTATGCCTGATCTTCCCGAATGGGCAGAAACAATGGATTAGCAACTAATGTAAGGAGGTCGCATGGCACAAAGAGCCGATAAAAGTAAACGCAAGGCACTTCGACCAGCGACAACTCTGGAAGGAAGAGAAAACCAACTAGTTTCTCTAGCGGTGGATCTTGCGGAACAACAATTAGCCAACGGTACAGCATCGGCACAGGTTATTAGTCATTATTTGAAACTTGGTTCGACAAGAGAGTTACTTGAGCAAGAGCGTCTGTCTCAAGAGAACGAACTTCTCAAAGCAAAAGTTGACCAATTGGCATCAGCTAAACGAATTGAAGAACTATATGCGTCGGCTCTAGATGCTATGCGAAGTTATCAAGGGCAAGAACCCATGGAGTTCGATGATGATAATTAAAACTTATGCTGAATTAAGACGAATTGAATCTTTCGAGGATCGATTTGAGTATTTGAAACTTGGCGGAAGTGTAGGACGCTCAACTTTTGGGTTTGATCGACATATTAATCAAGCATTTTACAGATCAACTGAATGGAAACGTATTCGGGATCATGTAATCACACGTGATAACGGTTGCGATCTTGGTGTGGCAGGTTATGAGATTCATAAATCTTTACTTGTGCACCACATCAACCCAATGACTCCAGATAATATTGTCCACGATGAGGAATGGATTCTTAATCCAGCATATTTGATCACAACGACACAAAACACTCACAATGCAATACACTACGGCGACAAGTCGTTGCTGAAATTACCCTTTGTCGAACGAACCCCCGGTGACACGCGACTTTGGTAACCAGAAAAGGAGGTACATCCATGGAAACTAGTATTTTAACGAGCACTAAAAAGGTTTTAGGTATTGCCCAAGATTATACAGTGTTCGATTCTGATCTTGTTATGCATATTAACTCAATTTTTGGGATTCTATGTCAATTGGGTGTTGGCCCAGTTGAAGGATTCATGATTGAAGATGATACCAATACGTGGGATGAGTATGATGTTCCGCAAAACCAAATGAATCTGGTCAAGACTTACATATTTCTTAGAGTTCGACTTCTTTTTGATCCTCCAACCACTTCTTTTTTGATTGGAGCAGTGGATAATCAAATTCGAGAGTATGAATGGAGACTTAACATGTTTAGAGAGGAGGATATTCCATGGACGGAGCCGATTCCACTACTACTGGACGAGACCGTGATGTAAGTAAGATGCCTTTGGGTATAAGTATGGACGAGTTTCTTAAGCATTTTGGAACAAAAGGAATGTCATGGGGAATTCGTAAAGACGAAAAGAAAGTCGCTAAAGCGGACAAGGCGTGGGAGAAGAATATTTTCACACCTAAAAGTGCAATCGCGATTCACAACATGGTTGCTGATCGTATGAATGGACCTAGTGGTGAATTAGCGCGTCTTAATAACAAACCACAGTATAGAGGTAAAGATTTTAATAATGAATCTCCTCTTCGTCAAAAGTATTACCAGGAACATTCAGACATTGCAAATCGCTTGACTAATGAAGCTATTACCTCCATTCATGGTAGTAGTCCTTCTGGAAAATTGAAGGCGACACTTGGAGTTACTGAGAGTGGACAACCTTACGTTAAGGTTTCTCCTTCCACCGTTACTCATGCTGCTGAAGAAAACGGTTTAACATTTTTGTTTAATACTAACGATGCTGGACAATTTGTCTCGGTTGAACTTATGGAGCAGACACTAATGCAAATGGATATTTCAGTAGAAGAATTTCTTGAGCACGTCGGCACCAAAGGAATGAAATGGGGTGTCCGTAAAGACGATCGAGCTAGTCGAGCTGCAAGTACACCAAAAGCACAAGCTAAACGAATGACTGATGCAGAACTTAAGACAACAGTTGAACGTTTGCGAATGGAACAACAGTATGTGCAGATTACACATAGTATGAGTACTCCTAGTTTCATGAAGCGTATTCTAGCAAAGCATGGATCTCAAGCGCTTAATACAATTACTGCAACGGCAACAACTGCACTAGTTGCATTAGCACTTAAGAAAGCAAAGCGTGGTACAGTTAAAGTTCCATTCAAAGGTATAAAGGATAATATTTCGTTTACTTAGAAGGGAGGTGGCACTTGACTCTGTCAAATACAGCAACTCCAAAGTATTATGGCGAGTTCAGAGCCGCTGTTCTTCGTGGAGAAATTCCAGTAAATCGTGAAGTTTCCTTAGAGATGAATCGAATTGATGCGTTAATTGAAAATCCTAATATTTATTATGATGACAAAGCAGTTGACGGATTTATTAAGTACTGCGAATTCGAACTTACCTTAACGGATGGTGGAGATCTTCATCTACTTGATTCGTTCAAGTTGTGGTCTGAACAGATATTTGGTTGGTTTTACTTTGTTGAGAGACGTATCTATCAACCTTCGCCAGATGGCGGACCTGGTGGTTATGTTAAAAAGGTTGTTAGGAAGCGATTAGTTACTAAACAATATTTGATTGTGGCTCGAGGGTCTGCTAAATCTATGTATGCATCTTGTATACAAAGTTATTTTCTTAATGTAGACACGGCAACGACTCATCAAATCACAACCGCACCAACCATGAAGCAAGCCGATGAAGTGATGTCTCCGTTTAGGACAGCAATCACTAGATCTCGAGGTCCTCTATTTAGATTTCTTACTGAAGGATCTTTACAGAACACTACTGGATCAAGAGCGCAACGTGTAAAACTTGCATCGACAAAGAAGGGCGTCGAGAACTTCCTTACTGGATCTCTTCTTGAAGTTCGACCAATGACTATTAACAAGTTGCAAGGATTGCGACCCAAAGTATCAACGATTGACGAATGGCTTTCTGGCGATATTCGTGAAGATGTGGTTGGTGCAGTTGAGCAAGGCGCCTCTAAACTTGAGGATTATTTGATTGTTGCCATCAGTTCAGAAGGAACTGTTCGTAATGGATCTGGTGATACCATTAAGATGGAACTTGCTAGCATTCTCAAGGGCGACTATCAAGCACCACATATTTCAATCTGGCATTACAAATTGGATGACATCGAAGAAGTTAACGATCCTTCAATGTGGCTAAAGGCGAATCCGAACATTGGACAAACTGTAACGTATGAAGTTTATCAACTAGATGTTGAACGAGCCGAGAAGGCGCCAGCATCTCGTAACGATATTCTTGCAAAGCGTTTTGGAATTCCAATGGAAGGTTACACGTACTTCTTTACTTATGAAGAAACACTTCCGCATCAGGAACGAGAATTCTGGGAACTACCATGCGCACTTGGCGCTGACCTTTCACAAGGTGATGACTTCTGTGCATTCACTTTCTTGTTTCCTTTGTCGAATGGATCCTTTGGTGTAAAGACTCGCAGTTATATTTCATCATTAACATTGATGCGACTTCCTGGAGCAATGCGAGCAAAGTACGAAACATTCATTACTGAAGATAGTTTACATATTCTCGAGGGAACTGTACTTGACATGATGGAGGTTTATGATGATCTTGACGCGTTCATTCAACGATCGCGATACGATGTACGTTGTTTTGGTTTCGATCCGTACAATGCGAAAGAATTCATTGCACGTTGGGAATCGGAGAATGGTCCGTTCGGGATTGAGAAAGTCATTCAAGGAGCAAAGACCGAGTCCGTCCCACTTGGTGAACTCAAACTCTTGAGTGAAGAACGCAAACTCATATTCGATCAAGATCTCATGTCTTTCGCAATGGGCAATGCCGTTACTCTTGAAGATACAAACGGAAACCGTAAACTGTTAAAGAAGCGAAAAGAAGAGAAGATTGACAACGTGTCTGCAATGATGGATGCTTATGTTGCCTATAAAGCCAACAAAGAAACCTTTGAATGAGAGGAGGCGTCATGACGCCTGAACAAATTGGTGAATACCTTGAGCATCGAGGCGCCACTGATGAAGAGATCGAAGATTTTCTAGAACATTTCGGAATGCGTGGAATGCGATGGGGAGTTAGAAAAGATATTGGTCCAAGTGGTAAAGTTCGAACCACACGTTCCGCTGGTTCAAAAGCTACAATTGTTGTTGGGGCTCTTGGTGGTAGTATGGTTGGAACTAAGGTTGCCTCCAAAATTTTTCGTAATCATCAAATGGCGGCAGTCACTATTGGTAGTGCAGCTGCGGCAGGTGCTGCAATCATGGGAGCAAGAGTTGCTCGTACGATGGTCGATAAACATGCAAACGTCAAAGCGTCCGATCTTAAAAAACTTAGGGGAAAGAAACTTGGTGACAAAGGTATGTCAAGAGGAGAAAAAGGATACGCAATCTACGCTGGAGTTGGCATGTTAGCTGCTGCTGGCGTGTTATCCGCTTCACGTATGAGTCAATTTACTTAATTCATGAAAGGACAAGTGTTCAATGGATTCCAATATTTACCCTCCTGAGAACCTTGAACATTTCGGAATGCGTGGAATGCGATGGGGTGTTCTTAGTAAGGAAGACACAACGTCTACCAATAAAACTTCTCCAGATAAAGCAACGCAAGATAAACGTAATAGACGAGCAGAAAAGTATGTAGCTAAAGCAGCGAGTATACAAAAAGAACTTAATAGTTTAGCTTCTGAAAAACCACGTGGCCCATATCAAATTGCTTCTAATCGACTTAGAAAAGAAGAGTTACAAGATGA